GTTATAAATGCAGTTAATAAGGGATTATCTGTATATTGGAGCAATACAAATTATAAAATAATAAAAGATAATTTAGGAAGATATTTAATGTATAGTAAATGTAATAATCATTATATTGGATTTTCTGATAGTAAGTATTACTTGAAGGATTGTTTTATAATTAATGATTAATTATATTATATATATTATAACCTACATATCCTGGATTGCAGAATCTATATCCCCTAACATAAAGCTAAGAGATTAGATCTGCATATTATAACCTACATAGAGCCATTAATAGCAATTATAATCGGTATAATTATAATATGGATAGTTTTTTTAGATTTTATACCAACCCCCTGGAAAGCATCCTATCTGTTTAATCTGCTTCGCAACGTCTACCAGGATTATCCCCTCTTTCTATGTTGCTTTATAATACCTTGCACCGAAAGAGTATTCAACCAAAAAAATGCAAGGGTAGAATATAATAACATTACGGCCAATAATGCAAATTTATTTTATAAATACACCTAAAATTATTATTATTACGAGGAGGAAAAGATTTTTATTGCATAGAAGTAAATTAAATTGTAATTTTATTATTATAAAACGAAAGGAAATTATGAAAGAAGATTATTTAAACGACCCAATGTATAGAGAGATGCAACTTATTTTAGAAGAAGAATATAATAAAATTAGCAGAGTTAAGAATAGTGATCTAAAAATATTTGTTCATAAAGGAAAAGTATATTATGAGCACGATGGAGTAGAGAAGTTAAGACAAAAATACGAACAACTAAGAAAAGAGGTATTAGATAGTGAATAATTTAAGAGAATGTATTAAAAATAGAGATCCTAAGCTAACTGCGATAGAAATTGCAGAGAGAGTTGGGTGTGCAGCTACCGACATCAGTAATTATATATCTGAAAATAGATTTCCAAATTCAGATCGTATGATAAAATTAGCGAGTGTCTTGAAGTGTACCGTTGTTGATATTTATCCTAATGCAAAACGCAAGTTTTATTTTGAGCTCCAGGATTAATATGAAAAAATGTTACAAATGTGAAGAAGTTAAAGATTTAAATCATTACTATACAGATAGAACAAGAAAAGATGGATTTACCAATCAATGCAAAGCTTGTAAATATAAGTATGATAAAGAATATAGTAAAAAAAGAAAGAAATATTTTGAAGAATATTATAAAGAAAACACTCAAGCCTATATAGACTACAATGAAAGGAGAAGGGAAAGACATAAAATAGAACCAAGAATTAGAATGAAAGACGGAGCTAGAAAAAGAGCTTTAAAAAAAGGATTAGAATACAATCTAAAATCATATAAAGACTTGCCTAAAGTTCCTGTTTTCTGTCCTATATTAGGGATACCATTAGTATCTAATAGAGGATCTAAAAATGGTGGTTCAGATAATAGTCCAAGCTTAGATAGAATAAATAATGACAAAGGATATATAATAGGTAATTTGCAAATAATATCAAGGAAGGCTAATCAAATGAAAAGCAATGGTAGTTTTGAAGATATAGAAAAATTATATTTATATATGAAGGGACAAAAATAATGAAAAAACTTAATATAAAAATAGGCGATAAAGCATTGAACTTTTTGTTATACCTTGTTAGTATAAAACAATTTGATGCAATATCATTGTGGAGAGTATTGCACAAACCTAATCAAAACGATAAATTATATGAACAATATTTAAAATTTGAGGAGAGAAAAAATGTCATACATAAAAAATAGTATTCCTGATGATTATAGTTGTAATCATTTTGATGATCCTGAAACTTGCTTGGAATGCCAATATGCTTTACATACGCAAAAAATGAAAGCAGAATATAGACCAAGCTTAGAAAATTGGTATAATAGACCAACACCTAACAAATCAAGAAAGAAAAGGAGAAGTAAATGAGTAATAAAAATGTAGATTATTCAGATGTGTGGAAAGCTCTTAGAGCAGTAGATACATCTAAAATAGAATATAAAAAGCAATCTTTAAACTATATAGGTTGGGCAGATGCCTGGGCAACTTTAATGGATTATTATCCTGAAGCTACCTATATATTTGAAGAACCAACTTTTTATGGAGTAGAAGATAAACAAACTTGTGAAGTTACTTGTAGTGTATATATAGGAGATCTATCAAGAACTATGTCGCTGCCAGTAATGACTTCAAGTTTGCCTATGAAAAGTATAGTAAATCCAACATCAAGAGATATTAGCGATGCACAAGCAAGAGCACTTGTTAAAACTATTGCAATGTATGGTTTAGGACTTCACTTGTGGGAGAAAAAAGATGTTAAGAAGCTTGGAAGTGTTCCAAGTGAAATGCCGTTTTAAATAAAAAAGGAGATACAAATGTCTGATTACGAACAAAAAGACAATAGTGGAGCATTATTCAATAATGCCGTAAATAAAACAAAAGATAGTCAACCTGATTATACTGGAACTGCTACGATCTATGGTAAAAAAGTTAGAGTAGCATCCTGGGTAACAGAAAGTAAAGCAGGAAATAAGTATATGAGCCTTAAATTTAGCGATTTTGACTACAAAAACGATAAAGGCGATACAATGACTGCAACTGCATCAGATGTTAAGGATTTGCCGTTTTAATGGGATTTTTTCTTGAAATAAGAATCCGTCAAGATGGTAAGGAGAAGTGGGTTGATGCAAGCAAATTCTTAAAGTATATGCTTAAAGAACATTTGCAAGAGGAATCTTCAAAGGGTGGGGTAATCCCCTACCCTAATGAAGAAAACAAGCAAGAAGTGTTTGACATTTGGTGGAATCTATATGATAAAAAAAGAAGTAAGAAAAAAACATTTAAATTTTGGTGTAAGAATATAAAGTCAGAAATTGTATCAGATATAATGGATCATACTAAAAAATACATTCTTACTAATGAAAAACAATTTAGAAAAGACCCTCATTCTTATCTGCTAAATGAATGCTGGGAAGATGAGATTATATTAAAGCCTGAAGTTGCAGAACAACAAAAATTAGAGTATATTGAAAAGAAACGAGAAGAAGTATATTTAAAGCAAAAGCAAGAGCAGCAAAAGATTGATGATGATGCAGCAGATGATGATTGGAAACAAGAATTTTTTAATGGATTAAAAAAAGATTTAATAAATAAAGGGGTAGAGTAATGTCAATTATAAATGATAAAGTTGCTTTAGAAATTATAAAATCCCTACCCCTTTTAATTAACAATACAAAAAGAAAGATGCAAAAATGAATGACGATTTAATAAATATAAATCATTCTCTTGGTAAGCAAATTGAGGAATTACAAAGTAAATTAGAAATTGCGATTGTGGGCTTAAAAGCAGTAATTTCTAATAACTGTGATACACTAAAAATTGCAGAAAAGACCTTGCAAGAGATAGAACAACAAGACAAATAAATTAAGGGGAGTAGGTCAAGTTCTTTTCCTTTCTACTTGACATAGATCCGCACATCAACTGCTCCCCTATAATTCCAGGAGGTAAAATGGATGTAGTAATCATAGTATTAGCAATTTTAGTAATTAGTTTGTGGGAATTTTTCATCTAAACAAAAAGGGGTATCATCAATGAAGACAAAAAATGAATATGTTTTAGATACATATCGTATGCAACTAAAACACTACTTTGAAAAAGGTATTGGATCAGAATCAGAACTATCAGTAAAAACAACTATAACACCACAATTAGTAAAAATAACCCTGGAAAGGTATTTAGAACTTGGTGGTCAGCTGGACTTTATGAATATTGATATTAATAAATATAACGATTTTTTAAATGAAGTAAAATCTTGTTAAGAAAGGGTATTTTGAAATATAAAACTATTTATGCAGATCCTCCCTGGAAAGAATCAGGAGGGGGTAAAATTAAAAGAGGTGCAGATAAACATTATCCACTAATGAAAACTAAAGATATTATCGAGATGTCTGAAATGGTAAACTCTGTATCTGAAGATAATTCACATTTATATTTATGGGTTACTAATAGTTTTTTAAAAGATGGTTTGAATGTTATGGATAGCTGGGGATTTAGATACATTACAACTATTACTTGGGCAAAAGATAGGTTTGGATTAGGTCAATATTTCAGAGGTCAAACTGAACATTGTTTGTTTGGTGTAAAAGGTAGGTTGCCTTATAAATTGAAAGATGGAAAAAGGCAGCAAGGTACTACTTTAATTAATGCTAAAAGACAAAAACATTCAAAAAAACCTATAGAAATGTATGATTATATAGAAAAAGTATCTTATGGAAAATACTTAGAATTATTTGCAAGAAATAAAAGACAAGGTTGGGATAGCTGGGGAAATGAAATAAATGATATGTTTTTTTAATGAATAGTTATCAAGTTGCAAGGCTATCTAAATATAAACAAAGTTATACCTGTCAAATGTGTGGAAAGCCTAAGTTTACTAAAATGTACGAATATCAAGCTTATTCTTTTGTGTCAAGATATAAACCTGAATATTTTACAAAGATATGCGGAGATTGTATATACAAAGAAGTGTTTGGTAATGAATGGAGATTAAACAAAAGAAAAGGAGCATTAGATGACATTATTTAATGAAAATAAGATAATATTAGACTTGTGTGGTGGTACTGGTTCTTGGAGCAAACCATATAAAGAAAATGGATATGATGTTAGGGTAATTGACCCACAAGAATGGTTAGAAGATGATTATGGCACTGGCGATGTTAGATTATTTAAGAAGCCTAAAGAAAAAATTTATGGTATTCTTGCTGCACCACCTTGCACTCATTTTAGTGGTAGTGGAGCAAGGCATTGGAAGAAAAAAGGTAAAGAGCCATTATTAGATGGATTGTCAGTAGTAGATGCTTGTTTAAGAATTATATTAACAACTAACCCACATTTTTGGGTTTTAGAAAATCCAGTAGGTAGATTAAAACACTATATAGGCGATGCAAAATGCACATTCCAACCTTATGAATATGGAGATGCTTACAGTAAAAGAACTTGTTTATGGGGTAATTTTAATATGCCTGAACCAACTGATATAGTAGAGCCTGATATGGTTGAATTTACATCAAAAAAAGGTGTTAAAAAAAGAATGGCAAGGTTATTTTATGATAGTTTTAGTTTACCAAAAAATGAAAGAGCAAGATTAAGGAGTATGACACCTCCAGGTTTTGCTAAAGCATTTTATCAATCAAATAAATAATATTATTATGGAGAAAATTTATGATCTGCGAAGTATGTAAAAAAAATAGAATACAAAGAGTGATAGCAGAATCCAAAAAAGCTATGTTAAGATTTACTAAAAAACTAAAAGAGGAGAAATATGAGTCATCCAAGTAAATTAAAAGGTAATAGGTTTGAAAGAGAAATAGTTGACAAGGCTAAAGATACAGGGTTAGATGCTCAGAGAGCCTGGGGTAGTAACGGTATGGCTTTAGGAGAGCATCCTGAAGTTGATTGTCTTATAGATGGTTATAAAATACAAGCTAAAGTTAGAAAAAAACTTCCTGCTTATCTTATACCATCAAAAGAAGTAGATTCTGTTGTATTTAAACAAGATCGTGGCGAAATACTTATGCTTGTAAGATATGAGGATTGGTTATTTGAACAAAAAAGAAAAAAGGATAAAAAATGAAAAACGAAGAAAGGAAGATGATTAAGTTTATAAGTATATATTCTAATCAGTCATTAAAAGAGTGCGAAAATGAATACAATAGATTTGATGCTTATAATGATTTTTCTATAGTAGAGTTAAAATATAGGAAAAGCCATTATGATCAGACAATGATTGAATTTGATAAATTCAGTTATAATCATATGTATTCTAAACTAAATAATAAAAAGTTTATGTATATTGTAAGGATGCAAGATTTCGTGTATATATTTGATATTAATAAACTGATAGAAGAAAAGTATGATTTTAATTTTGGTTGGAGAGATTTACCTAAAACAACTGAATTTAATAAAAAACAAACTGTTAAAAAGTTTGTTGGATATATTGATATTAAAGAAGTAATTAAAAAACTTGTAATGTAAAGGAGATATTATGATTAATAAATTTGCAAGTCCAAATAAAGATTTTGTAGCAAAACCTAAAAACTGCAAGAAATGTAAAACGATTTTAAATAAAGAAAGTAGAATTAGAAAATCAGGTCATATAGGTTATTCAAGTATTTGCAGATCTTGTACTAATAAAAATGCTCTTAAATACACACGAAAAAGAAGGGCAATGATAAAAAATAATCCACTATGGTAGAATATAAATGTACTGTATGTAAAATCAAAACTACTGACAAACATTTTATGTATGTTTTAGCAGAGTGGGAAATGGGTTTTGGAAAAATTGAAAACTATATGGTCTGTTATCATTGCTTATCTAAAGAAGAATAATTACCACACCTCACGAATTTTTAATGAAATATCATAAACTCTAAAAGCTGTTTGTTTTATAGATATTGAATCTTGATCTAAAACACATATTGCAAACTGGTCAGGGTTATTGTTGGTATTATCAGGTTGGAACATAAACTTTTGACCGTTGCCAATTTTTTGTAATACAGATGTAAAACTATTGTCATTTAAAACATTGTTTCTAAATACACTATTAGAATTTCCATCTGCATCGTTTGTTATATCATCAGAATCATAATCACTTGAAGTTTCTAAGTAATTATTAGACATAAAATTAGATGCAAATAAATTCTTATCAGACATATAGCTAAAAGACAAAGACCAATTACGTCTTCCTGCTCTTTTAAATAATCCATTAGATTGACCAACAGAAAAAGGCTCTACTTTATTATCGTCTAAATCAAACCAAAATGGAGAACCATTATATCTTACGTTAGTAATTGTTGAGCCACCTAAAGTTTGGACTGAATCATAACCATCAAATTCTGTTTCCATAGTTAAGTCTAAATCTGCAGAGTTAGGCATATCATAATAGTATCCAAATGTAAAACAACCTGCACCTGCGTTTGTAGCTCCTAGAATATTTACTGCAACCGAATTTGAAAAGTCATCATCTGCATTAAATATAATTAATGAGCATCCTTTATTAAATACACTTAAATCTGATTCATTAGAGCTTGCATTTAATATGTCTTCATTAGAACTTGCATTTAAAGATATATTTAGATCGTTGTCAGATAGGTTATGATTTAATACACCAAAATAACTTTGTGATGAATTTCCTAAATCATTCCACCCTAAGTTGTCATTCCATTCAAAGCTTAAACTTGAATCATTAACTTGCTGCATTATAGAACAATTGAGTCCTAAATAATTGTCATTACTAATATCTTGACCAATAGATCTTAAGTAACTTGGTAAGTCTAAATAAAATCTTGGTGTTCCTACATTTTGATAAGCCATTAATATTTGCCTTTCTTTTCTAAATTTATTCTTGGAGCTGTGTTTATTATTGTTCTTGCAATAGTTTCAGCTTCTGTCTTTCCATATTTTTGAATTTTACCAAATTTATTGATAGCAGATTTTTTTATAGTAGGCTTGACTAAGCCTGTTTTAAAAGGTCTTGTAACTTCTGACCTCGGTGTATCATATAAAACTATATCCATATCTTCTACATTAGTTTTTTGTTTGTCAATAATATCTTCATTCTGATTATTATTTATAGTAGCTTGTATTTTTGTACCATCAAAATTCATAATTTGGCAACTATATATATTAATATTACCTATATACTCAAATAAAATATTTGGTATTTCTTGTTTAAATATGTTGGTAATTAATATAGCAGTCTTACTTACTTTGACTTTAATATTTGCAGGTATTTGTTTTCTAAATTGACCTGCTCCATTATAGTTAATCATAATATTTGATGGAGTACCATTAATTTCAAACTCTATAGTATTATCTAAAACAGATAAAGTAGCACTTGTTGCAATCTCTATGTCTTGAAATTTACTATCATTTAACTTATTATATAAACTAACTACTGACATTTATGTTCCCATTATATTATTTACTAAAGCAACTATATCTACTATATTAACAACACCATCTTGGTTTAAATCTGCAGCGATGGTTTCATTTAATTCTCCATCTTGTATTAAATATTCAATAACTAAGATAATATCAAAGATATTTACAACACCATCTTGATTGACATCTCCAATAGTAGGTATAGAGTCATTAAATATAATTTCTAATAGGTTTAAATCAAACTGATCTATACTGCCATCGTTAGTTATGTCTGCAGATATTTTTTGTTTAGATGTTAAATATTTATTAGAGCCAATTATTATATCTTCATATATATTTATATCTTCTAATGTTATATGTGAATTAGCAAAAGATGGCTCTGCACCTGTAATATTACCTTCAAGATCGTAATTCAATGTATAGAAATTAATACCTAATTCACTTCTTCTTGACAAACTTCCTTGACCTGTAGTGAAATTACCTTTTAATTCGTGTAGCTGCATACATTCAAGTTTTATATCTTTAGAAGATTTAGTAACAGAAGTTATAATAAAAAATGGATATACAACTTGTCCATTTCTTATATTTTCTTGAGTATAATCTTCTCCAAAAGCTTTGACATCATTATTCAAACTATCAAATCTAACAATATCTCCTACTTCTAATTTAATATATTTTAATGGTAATGTACATTTAGCTATGGTATGTTGATTGCAATTTAATAAATATAAATAATCTCTAAGTGCAACTGCAGACTCATAATCTCTTATAAAATCACTTTCAAACTCAAATATATTATCTTTTCTTTCTAATCCTAAATTAGAATAATCATATCCACTATTAGTCCATTGTCCACCTTTATAAACTTCTCTACCACCTTCTCCATTACCAAAGAAATCATAACCATCACAATAACCTGTTTCTCTACGATATTCATCTTCTGCATAATCTTTTTTATATTTAACATTAACTAATGTTTTAATATCTTCTGACGGTGTTCTTGTAAATTGAAACTTTATAACATCTGATTGTTTTATTATTTCATCTTCTTCTGAGTATATATTTTTAATTGTACTAAAGGAAAAGTCGCCATCAGAATTAAACTTTGGAAACAATCTTGTATTTTTAGATATACTTTCTATAAGTGTTTTTGAATTTATGTTTTCCTTAACTGAAAAAGCTAATTTAATATCTTGATTATTTGACTGAGCATTTAACCAACTATCTGAGTTCATTTTATCTACAAGATCTAATTCTTTTTCTATAAAGTGATATAATACATCTGCAGGATTTTCAATAAGAGGAGGTCTATCATTATCTGAATTAGGAGCTGTATTGGTATGTTTAAACTCAGCTCTACCAAGTACATCAGCATATAAATCATCTTTAAATACATTTTCAAATAAAGTGTATTGCAATAATGCTATACTAAATATATTTGTACTAATCTTTGTTCTTCTGTCTGTACTTTGATTTTCATTTCTAATTCTATACACTAAAGATAGAGAATCAAAAGCATCAGGACTATCCCAAGACTCTAATCTGTAATCAGTAAAGTTAGTAAGTTGATTGTTTAAGTTATCTACACTTTCATTAAATGTGTTTACATTCCAACTAACATCACCACCACTTGTAAATATTTCGTCATTACCTTTTATATCAATAAGGTTTGTAGCGTCTTCATTATCTCCTAAAAATTCTGCATTATAGTTTACACTATCTTCTTCTACTCTTTCAGCTCCATATGCTTGAACAAGTATGTCATCATCTACAGCAGTATTGTGAGTTTCATTATTACCTTCTTCTTCAGGAATATTTAGTTGAATTTTTCCATATACAAAAGTATTTGTTTCCCCTTGAACTGCATCTTGTGATTCTATATCAGGTATAGGAAATAATAATGACAATCTTTGCTCTGCAGTTCCTGTAGCATTACCTGAAGTTAAATTAACAGTAGAGAATGAAAAAGCATAATCGTAATCATAACTAAAGTTTCTACCTGTATGCTGTGCTGATATTTTCCCACCACAAGGTATTAAAGTTCCTTGATGTACCTCTGTATTGCAACTATTATCTATAAACTCTCCTAAATAATTAGAGTCATCTTGATTTCTTAATATTGCATCACGAGGTATAGGATCATCTATTAGCATCCACCAAGATAGTCCCCCCATATTGCTGCCTGAATTACTATCGTGTCCACACAAACCATCCATATATATTTTATTGTTAGGTTGAGTATATTGACCATATCCACCTGCAAAATGTTCTTGTTTTATTTTTGTTGCAGATTCATTAAATGGATTACCTGCTTCAGTAGCTATAGGCACAGTATTATATTTTGCTCCATATCTTGTACCTAAAACATAATTAGCATTATTGTCTAAATGTTTATCTCTAATTTCAAAAGGTGTAAATGTTGCAAAATCTTCTTTTCTAAATAAAAAGTTTCTATCTGAACCATCATCAAATAGGTTTATAAATATTTCAAATTCTCCTAGTGCACCACCCATTGTTGTTTCATTCCATTGTCCTATATAAACAGTTTCCAAAAATTGAGGATTGTTTGGATGAAATTTAACACATTTAATTTTATATACAGTGCTTGGATAAATAGCTTGTTTATCAGAATTAGCAAAAATATGGTCTAAATTAAAGTATCTATAAGCTGTTGTACTAGGATCAGGTACAGTATCTATTCTTGCAGGATTTAAAGTTTGCGAAACATCATCAGGAAAATATTGGAATTCCCATTCAGTTTGTGAAAAAAAGTCAGTATCTAATTCTTTTTCTTCTCCTGTTATTCCTACACAAGCATTAATCCAAACATCTCTAAACCCACTACTTAAAGCATATTGTGGATATATTTCTACTTTATTTTGCTCTGCACCATAGCAAGCAAATATTAAACCATTAAGTTCATTTTTATATCCAAATTCAAATAGTTTTTCTTCTGCTCTTGTAACTATCATATCTCCTGATGGAGCAGATATAAATTTAACATTTAAATGATGTGCATTAGCTTGAATCCAAGCATTTATAAGCCATAAATAGTTCGTTTCTTTTATTAAATCTTCATCATTTTCTTGAGGATAAAATATTCCTTTTCTTGAATTATTTTCATTATAATTAGTAAATAAATTTACAACAATTTCTCCTTCCTCAAATTGTGTATTTTCAGGATCTGGCTGACTATTAGGTATTTGTGCAGATGTATTAAATTCAGATATTGATTCACTATTATCAAAAAATACAGTAGGATTTTCACTACTGTCTACAGCAGCTTCAGGTCTTAAAATTCCTGAATCAGGGTTTATATTTATAATACTCCCAACATTACCTTCTTCTACTTCATCACTTTCAGTTATTAATACTTCAGTTTGATTAGGTCTTAATATTTTAACAGTTTGAAATTCGTTGTGTGCAGGAGGATTTTGTGGAAAACCACCTGTAAATACTTTATCAATAGATATAAATTGTCCTGAATCATCTATATTATACTGTTTTTTGTCCAAATATAGTGCATTTTCAACACTTTCTTGTTGTAACTCTACATTATCATTATATTCTTGTAAAACTCTAAAATAATCTCCTTTATAAATATATAAAACACTTTCATTGTTTGGATTAATTTCAAATTTAAGTTCAGGTGGTTCATTTAAAGGGTCGAAATTATCTATAAATATATCTCTACCACTACCTGTAACAATATCAACATCATCTGCAATTATAGATAAATTAGATCTACCTGAATTTAAATCACTATCAACCCAAGGAATAACAGGAGCTTTTTCTACTTCCCCATAAGTAATAGGTATTGGTCTGTTTATATAATTCTTGCTGTATGTGTTTTTACTAAATCCTAAATTAGCAACAGGAACTTCTTTGTGTAGTTTTATATCGGTTAAATCTTCAAGTGTAATAGTTAAAGATGAATGATCGTGAGAGTTTCTTCTTATTAACCCTTTATAAGCCAACAAACAATCTTCTAATGTTTGACAAGATTGTGTTTTATAGTAAACTTCTACAGGTTTATTTATTTTATCAGATAATGTATCGCTTAATCTTAAGCCATCTTGCTCGTAGTTATTTAAAGTGAGTGTAACATTAGATATTTTAAAAGAATGAGATTGTATATTTATTGATTCTTTTATGTTAGATATTTTAAGACCATAATCCTCAAATACAAGAGATTCATCTCCTGATTTAATAACCTCTTTTATAGTGGATATGTAATATTGATTATCTATTATTATTAAAGGATATACTGTAGAATGGTTTTGTTGTATATCTTTTTGAAACTTTTCAGTTAGGGTTAGCATTAACCAACTCCTATATCAGCACCTCTACGGATTGCTTCTTTTATTTGTGGTATAAGATCATCTTCAACTACATCTTTAGATAAGATAGGATTGTTAATAGATACATTTATACCACCTGCTCCACCTGAATTAATTCTATTTAAAGCTTCTATACCTACTGCATCAACACCTCTACGAGAAACAACATATTCTCCTTTTTCTGCTTCTATCATAGTTCCACCTTGAGAATGTCTACGACCACCAACCATACCACCTTGTTCATACTTAGCAGCATCTATAGTTTTTAATTGTAATGCACCTTGAGCAGCAACTAAGGATGCAACTATAAAGTTACCAGGAAATCCAGGTTTTTCAGCAGATAAAGCTTCCATAACAGCTACACCTGTATTTACTACTGTTTGTGCTCTTTTAATTCTTTGTGCTTCTTTGTGTGCTTCTTTTTCTTTTTCTTCATACTTTTTATTTATTTTATCTATTTCTCTTTGTCTACGTCTTTCAGATCGTATACCATTAGCAGCAGATAGCTCATTTTGCTTGTCACTATCTAAGGATGCTTGCCTCATAGCTATATAAGCATTTGCAACACCATCTATAGCACTTGTGTACATTCTTGTTTTTTCAGCAAGCTTGCTAATATTTTCCATATTTTCTTCAAAGAAATGTCCAAGATTTGCTAACCTATCTTCTTCCCTTCTAAGTGCTTCTTCTAGATCTGAAACATTTCCTGCTAATTTAGTCGTTTCTTCATTAACAACTTCCATAATAGCTATATTACCATTATATTCTTCAGAAACAGCATTTACAACATCAGTTATTAAGTTAAATTCAAATCCTGCACCTCTTAATGTTTGTACTAACTCTTTGTTTTGCTCATTAACCTCCCCTAAAGTTATAATTCCATCTGAAAGAGTATTATTGTTTTTATTAAGATCACCACCAAAGCTTATTATTTGACCATCAGCAACCTCTGCTGAATCTCCAGTACTCGCTAAACCTCCTGTATAATCATCTAAAGCTGCTCTTGCTGTTTTAAGTTCAGATTTTAATTCTTTTAAAGTTTTTTTAGATAGCTTGTCTTGCCTTTTTTCAAATTCTATAGCACCTGCTTTATATCTGTCAGGAGTAGTTAAAAATTCTGTTAAAACTTCAGAAGCATCAGATATATTATTCATAACACTTTTTATGCTTGGAGCTAAAACTTGACCAAAAGCATTTGATAATCTTGTTAAAGAGTCAGACATATTAGAATAAGAACCTTCAAATGTTTGCGATAATTGTTCTGTCGCACCTGCAATCCCTGCTGTAGGGTCTTGCATTGTTTTAACTAACATTTTTCTAAATTCAGGTAATGTTGTTTTACTTAAATCTTTAATACCATTAAAACTTTTAACAAGAGCTAAAACACCTCTTTCTCTAAGAACATCAGCAGCACCTGCTCCACCTGCAAAAGCTCTACCAAATGCTTGAGCAGCTTCAGTAGCATTAACTCCCATAAATGCAGCAAGATCAGCTACAGGAACTATTGTTTCTTCTGCATCAGCACCAAAAGCTTTTAACGCAACACCTGCGTTTGTTATATCTCTTAATGTAAATGGAGTTTTAGCAGCGACCTCATTAAAAGTGCTAAATGCTTTGGCAGCAAGAAGGCTTGAACCTGTCATACTTTTTAATCTTGTTTCTAATACTTCAAATTCTCTTGTAGCTGCAACCGTACTTGTTAAAGTTCTCATAACGGCTACAACTGAACCAACAGCAAATGAATAAAGCAATAATCGTGATCTAACTACAGATAAAGTACCACCCAAACCTAAAAATGATTTGTTTGCTCCTTTATTAGCTGCAGTAATTCTTTGAGTATTTTCTCTTAATTTTTTTTGTGCTTTTGTAGCCTCTGTTGTTCTTTTTCTAGCAACTCTCGTTGTTTTATTTAAATCTTTAGTTACCTTATCTAAATCTTCTATAGCTTTTTTAAGCTTTGTATTGCCTGAAGCTCTAAATTTTATTTCTATATTACCTGTTGCCATCTACTTTCGCTTTCTCTATAT